CTCCAAGCTCTGCTATTATAAAAGTCTGCATTGATTGTTGTACTCTTATTACTTGACTTACTTTTACTTTTAGAGCTTGCTATCCATTTCTTTTTTTTTCCTTTAGGTAAGTTAGGCATTAGTTTAAAAATATATTATTCTCATCTTCATTAATACTTGGAATTGAATACTCTATCTTAACTATTGGAGGAATACCATTATCATTGATCCAACTATCTAAATTATCTACTAGAGTTTCTATTGCTCTCTCTTGAGCATCTTCAAGAAGTTCTGAATCATCTACTATAAGCTCAACGCTAACTGATGCTATTATCTTCATAATATTTATTATGTTCATTTATAAATCCTTTAATAAAATAATGAATAAATACTAATACCATTATTGGTAAAATACTAAATAGTATAATTAAAGAAAGTATAATATTAAATATGTTTTTTATAATCTTCAATATCTTTGTAAATTTTAACATCATATTTATTATTATTTTGACTTTGTTTGTTACTATAACAGATTTGATTCTCTGCCATTCCAAACATTAACTGGAAACCTATATCACTATTTATTATTTTAGGCATAACTAACTCTAAAGAGTCATCTTCTCTTCTTTCCCAAATCTCTTGATGTAGAGTAGGTTTATTCAAGACTAGATTTATATTTATTAATAATTCTCTCCATTTGCGACTCATACCAAATAGG